AAATGCTTATCACGCTTTAGACGCTGAAGCAGAATTAACATCAATCTTAAGTGAGTATATTTCATTAGAAATAGACTTAGAAATCTTAAGTATGTTGATAAACGCTGCTGCTGCTGGAACTGAAGTATGGTCTGCAGTTAATAACAGAGCAATCACAGGTGGAGGTAATGGTACGGTATCAGATCTAGGATTCTATAATTCACAAGGTCAGTGGTTCCAAACTTTAGGTACTAAAATCCAAAAGTTAAGTAACATTATCCACCAGAAAACCCTTAGGGGTGGAGCTAACTTCTTAGTATGTTCTCCAACTGTAGCAACAATCCTAGAAAGTATTCCAGGATTTGCAGCTGATTCAGATGGTGATGCAGCTAAAGCAAGCTACGCTTTCGGTGTACAGAAAGTCGGCCAATTAAATGGTAGATATAAAGTATACAAAAATCCATATATGACTGCTAACGTAATCTTATTAGGATTTAGAGGAGGTCAATTCCTTGAAAGTGGTGCTGTATTTGCTCCTTATATTCCGTTAATCATGACTCCATTAGTATATGATCCAGACACATTCGTGCCTAGAAAAGGTCTATTGACTAGATATGCTAAGAAGATCGTAAGACCAGAGTTCTACGGAAAAATCGAAATCAACGGATTAAATACTCTTTAATCAATAGTTAACTTTGATTTATAAATTAGCCCCGCATTAGCGGGGCTTTTTTTTTATATTTATAATAATAAAACCACTTTTAATATTTATAACAAAATAATTTAGTATGAATGTACCAATTTGGCCAGGTTCAAGTTCTTTCGCTTCAGGTTCTGGGGATACACCATTTGGATTTTATGATGCGCAAACGGATTTTCAAACTGATGCAGATAAAGTAGCAGTTTTTTGTGCAAATAGATTAGGTTATCCATTAGTTGATGTTGAATTACAATCGGGATCTTTTTATACTGCTTTTGAAGAAGCAGTTACTACTTACGGAAATGAATTATATGCTTATAAAGTTAGAGATAATCAATTATCTTTAGAAGGTTTATCAACTGGTTCCTCTTTAAACCAATCAATAATAACTCCTAGTTTTGAACCAATAGTAAGATTAACTGAAATGTATGGAGCAGAAGCGGGTTCAGGTGGAAATGTTCCTTGGTATTCTGGTTCATTTGTTTTAACTTCTAGTGTTCAAGATTATTCATTTCAAACTTTTATGACTCAAAGCAACATAACTGGTTCAGTTGCTGATTTTGGTATTGAAATTAAAAGAGTATATTATCAAGGAGCACCGGCAATTACTAGATATTATGATCCTTATTCAGGTACTGGTTTTGGCTATCAAAACATGTTTGATTCTTTTGGTTTTGGTGGTATGAGCCCAGCTATTAATTTCTTAATGATGCCTTTAAATTATGATATTCAAACTATTCAAGCAATTGAATTGAATGATATGGTCAGAAGATCTAATTATTCTTTTGAAATTCATAATGATAAATTAAGGATATTCCCTATACCTAATTTTTCTGGTGCAGTAGGAGATGGAACTAATAGTGAGCATAGAATTTGGTTTGATTATATTATAAGATCACAAAGAATTGAAAGTTCAGTCAATAATACTCCAAGTAGAGTTACTAACGTTTCTAATACTCCTTATAATAATCCAAATTATGATTATATTAATTCAATTGGTAGACAATGGATTTTTGAATATACTTTATCACTGGCAAAAGAAATGTTAGGGTATGTTAGAGGTAAATATGCTAGTATCCCAATACCAAATGCTGAAGTTAATTTAAATCAAGGAGATCTAATTTCAGCTGCAACCGCTGAAAAAACAGCATTAATTGAAAGGTTAAGAAATTACTTAGATGAAACATCTAGGCAAGCATTATTAAACCGTAGAGCGTCTGAGGCAGAAGCTAAAATGACTGAATTGCAACAGGTACCCTACACAATTTATATAGGTTAATATGGCAATGTTTACTACACAGAGGGATATGTCTCTGGTAAGAAAACTTAACAGAGAATTAATGGGTAATATTATTACCCAACAATGTTCAGTTTATCAATTTAAATTAGAGGAAACAAAAGTTAATTTATATGGTGAAGCTGATGCAGAAAAATTTTATGATGGTCCCTTTATTTTTAATGTTCTTATAAATAGGACTAATGAACAATATGCTGAAAATATTGAAGGTGTACAATTTGGACAACCTATTGAATTTTATTTTTTTAGGGATGATTTAAAGGATGCTGATGTATTATTAAGAGTTGGTGATATAATTTTGTATCAAGAAAGATATTATGGAGTACAATCAACGGTAGCTAACCAATATTGGGGAGGTAAAAATCCATCTTACCCTAATAATGTAAATCCATTAAACCCAGGATTAGAAAACTATGGTAATAATGTTTCAGTATTAGTTTCAACTTATTATATACCAGCTGATAAAGTAGCAATTTCACCATATCAAGAAAGATTTTAATGGCAAGACCTAGAAAACCAATACCGAAAACTCAAAGACAGTTAAGCTTAGAACAGCAAGAAGCCTTTAAAGGAATAGAAAATAGAGGTGATGCTGGAAATCCAAATTTAGCTGATGGGAATTTTAATGCTAATGTTCAATCAACAGGCATTGAATTTAATAGATCCCAGGAAATGAGCTTTAAAGATGATGATACTAAACAATATTCAGTAGGTATTCAGGATATTGATGAAGCAGTATTTTATTATTTTAGAAATGTAATTAAACCTTTTGTAATGCAAAATGGTGTTAGAAGGGAAGTACCTGTAATTTATGGTGCTCCTGAGAGATGGAAATCATTTCAAAGAGATGGGTATTATAGAGATAAATCTAATGCAATAATGTTACCTATCATAGTAATAAAAAGAGATACAATTACAAAAGATAGATCTGTTGCTAATAAGTTAGATGCTAATTCCCCTAATTTAAACGGAGTTTGGCAATCAAAATTTAGCGCAGATAATTTTTATGATAATTTTGCAACATTAAATAATAGAAAACCAGTAAAAACTTTTTATGCTGTGGCCCAACCTGATTATGTTACAATGGAATATGAATGTTTAATTCAGACTTATTATATGTCCCAATTAAATAAAATTATTGAAGCTTGTGAATATGCATCTGATGCTTATTGGGGTGACCCAAGTAAATTTAAATTCAGAGCTTTTATAGATTCTTTTACAACAGCAACAGAATTAGTTCAAAACCAAGATCGCTTAGTTAAGGGTACTTTTGGTATAAGATTAAGAGGGTATATTATACCTAATACAATACAAAAAGAATTAAAATCATTAAAAAAATATAATTCTAGATCTAAAATTACTATAACTAGTGAAACTGTTCAGGATATGAGGGATACAGATCCATTAAGAAATCCCACTACAGATGGTAGAAAAAGAAGTTAATTTTTAGGACATTCTAATATATTTATAATAAAATATAACATTATGTCTAAAAAGTTGTCTGAAAAAGAAGTTGCAAGTTTAAAAAGTTACCAATTGCGAAATACAGAAATTGCATTAGCTTTAGGTAATATAGAAATTCGTAAATACGAATTAAAAAAAGAAAAAGAAAACATATTTGAAAAATATGAATCTTTACAAAAAGAACAAATTACAACAGCCGGAGAATTAGAAAAAAAATACGGCAATGGTAATATAAATTTAGAAACAGGAGAAATAAGTTCAATAGAATAAATTTTTGAAATAATTTCTCATATTTATAATAAAGCAATATTTAAATTTTTAATATAAAGAAATGGCAGAAACATTAATATCTCCAGGTGTATTAGCAAGAGAAAATGATCAATCATTTATCCAGCAATCCCCCGTCGAATTTGGTGCCGCTATTATAGGACCAGCTGCAAAAGGTCCAGTTAGAATTCCAACTTTAGTCACTTCATTTAGTGAATACCAAGCTATTTTTGGTCAAACTGTTGAAAGTCAATCAGTTGAGTATTCTTATTTAACTTCAACCGCAGCTAATAACTATTTTAGACAAGGAGGCACATCATTATTAGTAACAAGAGTTGTTCATGGTGACTTTAGTGCCCCATTCACTTCGGGTAGTACACAAGGATCAAACAACACTGGTATTTTAAATACCGCAACTTCAGAATCATTCCAAATTCAGACTATTTCTGAAGGAGCTGTAATGAATAACTGGCAAAGTGCTGATTCAGCAAATGGTACTTTAGTTTCAGGTTCATCTGAAAACGTAAGATGGGAAATATCAGGTGTAAATACAGGTTCAGGTACTTTCTCTTTAATAGTAAGACAAGGTAACGATACTTTACAACAAAAATCAGTATTAGAAACTTTTAACGATTTATCTTTGGATCCATTTTCTGCCAATTATATTGAAAAGGTAATCGGAAATCAAGTATTTAATATAAGACAAGATGGTTCAGATTTTTATGTACAAGCTTCAGGTAGCTATGTTAATAAAAGTAAATACATAACAGTTAAAAAAGTAATTAGCCCTACACCAAATTATTTAGATAATAATGGTAACATAAGTAGTGGTTCTTTATATAGTATAAGTGGTGGTAAATTAGGAAGTAATATTCCATTTGACGAATTTATTCCTGTAGCTTCTTCAGGTTCATTTATTAGTGGATCTGGTGAAAATATTCAAGCAGCTACTTCACCAGCTAAATTTAATCAAGATATTTCAAATACAAATATCCAAGGATTAACAGCAACTGATTATTCATCCTCAATTTCTTTACTAAATAATAAAGATGATTACAACTTTAACATTATTGTAGCTCCAGGATTAATTGCAGATTCAACCTTTGCTGCTCATATTACTCAAGTAAATTCTTTAGTATCATTAGCAGAAAATAGACAAGATTGTATTGCTGTAATTGATGTTTCAAAATATGGAAGTACAGTAAGCGCAACACTTAATAGTGTATCAGCATTTGATTCAAGTTATGCTGCAGCTTATTGGCCTTGGTTACAAGCTGTAGATCCTACAAGTGGACAAACAACTTGGTCACCAGCTTCAGCGTTTATACCTGGTGTATATTCATTTACTGATGCTTCATCAGAACCATGGTTCGCACCAGCAGGTTTAATTAGAGGCGCATTAGGAAACGTAATTAGAGCGGAAAGAAAATTAACATCTGGAAACAGAGATTCATTATATAGTAATAATGTAAACCCAATAGCTACATTCCCAGGAAGAGGAGTTGTAGTATTTGGTCAGAAAACTTTACAAAATAGAGCAAGTGCTTTAGATAGAGTAAATGTAAGAAGATTATTAATTACTTTAAAGAGTTTTATTTCTCAAGTAGCAGATAATTTAGTATTTGAACAAAATACAATTGCAACAAGAAATAATTTCTTAAGTCAAGTAAATCCTTACTTAGAATCAGTACAACAAAGACAAGGATTATATGCTTTTAAAGTAGTAATGAATGAAACAAACAACACACCAGATGTTGTTGATAGAAATGAAATGGTAGGTCAAATTTTCCTCCAACCAACTAAAACAGCTGAATTCATAATTCTTGACTTTAATGTTTTACCTACTGGAGTTGAATTTCCATCATAAAAACTAAAAAATAGAATATTTATAATAAAGAATAAATAATTAAATAAAATGGCAGTATTAGACCCAAACGAAATATTTTACACAGCTTTTGAGCCAAAGCAACAAAATAGATTTATCTTATACGTTGATGGAATACCTTCTTACCAAGTTAAGGGAGTTGGAGCTGTATCATTAACTCAAGGAACAGTTCAACTTAACCACATTAACGTTGCAAGATACGTAAAAGGAAAAACTCTTTGGAATACAATTTCATTGACACTTTTCGATCCAATTACACCGTCAGGGGCTCAAGCGGTAATGGAATGGGTTAGATTGCATCACGAATCAGTAACTGGTAGAGATGGTTATAGTGATTTCTATAAAAAAGATCTTACTTTTAATGTATTAGGACCAGTAGGTGATATAGTTTCTGAATGGATTATTAAGGGAGCATTAATTACTGAAGCAGGATTCGGTGATTATAACTGGGATAATGAAAATGCTGCTCAGGAATTATCATTAACAGTACAACCTGATTATTGTATTTTAAATTTCTAAAATATTTTATTAAGTAAATTAAAAATAGCTTGGCTTTGCCAAGCTTTTTTTTTATATTGATATGTATTAACAAACGTTATTAAATAAAGACTATGGCAGAATTTAAATTCCCCACAGAAGAGATAGAACTACCTTCTAAAGGTTTAGTATATCCAAAAGACAACCCATTATCTTCAGGTAAAGTAGAAATAAAATATATGACTGCTAAGGAAGAGGATATTTTAACTAACCAATCTTATATTCAAAAAGGTGTAGTTTTAGATAAATTATTAGAATCAGTATTAGTAAGCAAAATTAATATAAAAGATTTAATCATTGGTGATAAAAATGCACTATTAATAGCCACTAGAATTTTAGGTTATGGAAAAGATTATAAATTTGTATATGAGGGAGAAGAAAAATCTGTTGATTTATCAAAACTTGAAAATAAACCTTTTAATGAAAGTTTAATTACACCTGGTACTAACGAATTTGAATATACTTTACCACATACAAAAACTCCTATTAAATTTAAAATTTTAACTGGAGGTGATGAAGGTAAAGTTAATCGAGAACTTGATGGTCTTAAAAAAATAAATAAAAATATTAATCCATTATTATCAACTAGATTAAAATATATGATTACCGAAGTTAACGGTGAGACAGATAATAAAGCAATTAGAGAATTTGTTGATAATTATTTATTGGCTCGTGATTCCAAAGATTTAAGGAATTATGTGAAAGAAATCCAACCTGATGTTGATCTTACAGTTGAGTTGGAGGACGGAGAGGAGGTAAATGTGCCAATAGGGCTTAACTTTTTTTGGCCTGACCTCTAAAACAGCACCCCAAATAAGAAAAAATTTATTTCAACAAATTCATTCTTTAGTATTTCATGGTAAAGGTGGTTATGATTATGGTACCATTTATACTATGCCTATATGGTTAAGAAAATTCACTTTCAGAGAAATCCAAGACCATTTTGACAAAGAAAAAAAGGCTTATGAAAATGCTAAAAAAGGAAAAAATACTACAAATTTAGTTGAACCGGGAGGTAAAGTAAACACCCCAGAATTTTTAGCACAATCCAAAAAATATAAAGGTAAAACAAATTATAAGTAGTAATATTTATAATAAAATATCTTTATGGCATCCGCAAAGGAAGTACAATTACAAAAAGAATTAAACGCTGAAAAACAACGTTCACAACAATTAGAAAAATTAATTGGTGTAGAACGACAAAGTTCTTTAGATCTTTCCTATTCTCTATTAGAAACACTTAAAGAAACTTTAGGTATTCAAACTAAATCCTCTCAACAAGATAAGGATATACTTAAAGTAAATAAAGAAATTAATAGGGCTATTGTTGATAGGAGCTCTTCCTATACCAGTATTTCATCACTACAAAAAGAAATAGCAAAAAATGAAGCATTAGCTACAAAAGGACGAAATCAATCTCTTAATATTGAAAGGACCTTAAATGATGCACAAAAGAAAAAAGTTGCTGATGCTGTTGCAATTAATAGAGAAATTGCAGATCAAGTTATTACTTTAGAAAAATTAGAAAACCAACAAAAAAATTCAGTTAATTTATCCGAAGAGGAAGCTAAAGAACTTCAAAATAAAATTGAAAGCACTAAATCTTTATTAGGATTAAATGAGGAAATGCAAGCGGTTTTAATGGAGGATATGAGTGCTCGAGAAAGACAAGTAGCCGTAACTAAATCCCAGACTGAAGAACTTGAAAAACAATTAGTAAAACAAAGACAATTACAAGAAGGATTAGGAACTGCCGGTGATTTTGCAGATTTAATTGCAGCAATACCTGGTTTGGGTGGATTTGCGGCAGATGCATTAGGGGAGGTTACTGAAGAATTACAAGCATCTCAAGATGCTGGTAATGGTATTCCAAATGCGATGCAAATAACCACTATGATGACTGATAAGTTAGGAGCTAAAATAATAGAAAAGCTTACTAACCCAATGACCGCACTTGTTTTTCTTACTACTCAATTAGTAGTTGCAATTAAGGAAGCAGATAAACAAATTGGAGAATTTGCTAAAGATCTTAATATTTCAAATGATGAAGCTAATAATTTAAGGCAAGAATTAGATAATATTGCTAATGCTTCATTTAGTTTATTTGTTAATACCCAAGCATTAGGGGAATCTTTACTCGCTATAAACAAAACATTAGGTACTAATGTAATGTTGAATGAAAGAGATTTAAAAACTTTTACAAAACTTAGAGAAATTGCTGGTTTAACTAATGAAGAAATAATGGGGATTCAAGCCCTATCCCTAGCAACAGGAAAATCACTTGAACAAAATACAGGAGAATTTTTAGCTCAAGCACAAATAACTTCAACTCAACAAGGTGTTTTACTTAATGAAAAAGAATTACTTAAAGGAATTTCAGATGTTTCCGCCGCAACAACTTTATCATTTAGTAAAAATCCAAAATTAATTGCTGATGCAGTTGCAACCGCCAAATCATTGGGGATGGAACTTTCAAAGGTAGAAGGTATTGCCGATTCAATTTTAGATTTTGAATCATCTATTGCTAATGAGCTAGAGGCGGAATTATTATTGGGCAAAAATATTAACTTAGAAAAAGCAAGGCAAGCGGCTTTAGATAATGATCTGGCAACACTAGCAGTTGAAATTAAAAAACAAGCAGGTTCAGCAGAAGAATTTGCAAAAATGAATAGAATACAACAGGAATCTATTGCAAAAGCTGTTGGGATGTCAAGGGAAGAATTAGCTGAATCTTTATTTGTTCAAGAGCAATTAGAAGGATTAACTGGAGCTGAAGCAGCTAAAAGAGAAAGAATTTTAAACCAAAGAATTGCAGAAGTTGGAATTGCTCAAGCTCAAAGAGAATTAGAAGAAGATGGAATAGATAATCTTGAACAACAAGCAAATTTAGGAGAAAAATTTGGTGCAATAGTTGATAAAATTCAAGATGCACTTACTCCTCTGGCAAGTTTAGTTTTAGGTGTTGCAGATGCTCTTTTAATAGTTTTAGCTCCTTTACAATTAATTAATTTTATAATTGGAGGAATTGGACAAATTTTTACAACTATTGGAGAAACAATTTTTGGTTTTATACCTGCTCTTGGAATAGTTGGTAAATTGCTAAAAGGAATTGCTTCACTTGCAGTTATTTTTGCAGCTTATAAAACTTTTGGAGCCGTTTCCGCTGGTTTAGCTGCTACAGGTATTGGTGGTCTTTTAGCACCTGTCTTGAGTGCCGCAGCAGCTGCCGCAGTTGCTTCAGCTGGTTTTGGATTATTAAGTGGTATTAAAACTGGTGATGCAATTATTCCAGCTAGTGGTCAAACACAAATTTCAACTAGAGAGGGTCAATTATTAAGTTTATCTCCTAATGATGATGTAATAGCCGCTCCAGGTGTTGCTAGTGCAGTTACTGGTGGTGGGGGCGGAAGCAGTAATAAAGAAGTAGTAAGTTTATTAAAAACAATGGTCCAACAAAATGCTAAAAAACCTGAAATATCTCCAGTAGGTTTATATAGTGTTCAATAATATAATATTTATAATAAAATAATTAATCATGAGTGTAAAAGAAAAATTATTAGCGGGTGAATCTAGTTTAACTGGTTTAAATGGAGCTGTACCAGAAGTTGCTGACCAACAATTATCAACTTTACATAATGAGTATTCTTTAAACGGAAGACCAAATAAGAATAATTTACCTAATCCTACATCATTAGCTTATAAAGTTAAAGAAGATAGAAAATATCTTAATAACTTACCTAAGTAATAGATGGGATTAGTAGATTTAAGAACAGATCTTAAATCAATTAAATTTGGTAAGGATACTGTAGGTGGTGGTAATAGCAACCAACCCTATATTGTAAGAGATATTCCTGAAAGTTTTCAAGATGTAGGGCGAACTGGAGGGCCTGATTTCTTACTAAGAGGGGGTACGCTACTTCCTAGAAGAGTAATTAATGACACTTCTAGAATGGTACAAATGTTATTTGATTTTAAATCAATTAACGGTCCTTTATTCATTGCCAAACAAAATGTTCTATCCCTTACAAATGTAAATACAGCAGTTGGTTACGAATCATTTACCGAAGAAGAAGATCAAAGTGGTGGTTCTGCAGCAGGAAATTTCATCAGAAATAATTTAGCTTTAAATCAAGGAATTTATACTCCAGCTTCTACTATTGCTTCTACTGTTGGTAACCCATTTGGCATTCATCCAAATAAACAAGGTTTAAATCCTTTTAACCCAAATCTTAATTCTGCTCCAGGAGATGTTGAAATAAACCCACCAGGTTTAACTTTACCTACTTATATTCAAATAATTGATGGTGGTGCAGATGGTAAAAAAAGTAGATTACTTAATTTTCTACCTAAAATAAATGAAAAACCAAGCTCAAATAATTCTGGAGGAAATATTCTTTATGAATATACGGGAGGACCAGGGGCAACTTTAGGTGTTGGTAAAACAGTTATTAGTATGCTTAATGACCAAAGAACGGGTATTAATAATCCTTTATTTGCAAATTCAGTTGCTACAACAACTACAGGATCTTTTAATGTACCTGGTATTTTT